ACTACTTTGGCTCCTCGCAAGGCTCCAAGGACAAGGCTGACCAACTGAAGCAGGTGTTGAAGTGAGTGCGGCGCGTGAGCAGGCTGCGTTCCTGCTGGACATGTGCAAGTTGATCGAGAAGGCCACGGAACTTGGCTTCATGGTCACTGCCGGTGAGTTGTACCGCACCCCTGAGCAGCAGGAGATCTACGTCAAGACTGGCCGATCACGGACTATGAACAGCCTGCATCTGCAGCGCCGGGCAGTGGATTTAAACTTCTTCCTGAACGGCAAGCTTTGCTATGACAAGGCTGCACTGGCCCCGCTTGGGGCTTATTGGGAATCGCTCCACCCATTGAACTCATGGGGCGGCAACGGGGTTAAGTTGGTCGATACCCCGCACTTCAGTCGTGGTGTCGATAAACCTGAGTGGCGGAGGGTGACATGAAAAAGCCTGTCTGGGACCGCAAGCGTCCGAGTAGCTTGGGCAAGCCCAAGAGTCTATCGCCGGCCAAAAAGGCCGCTGCCAAGCGAGCAGCTGCGAAGGCTGGCCGCCCGTACCCCAACCTGGTCGATAACATGCGGGCGGCGAGGAAGCGCTGATGGCAATGGTGAAGAAGGACGCGATCGGCCAGGAGATCCGCAAGTCGTATGAGCGCGGCCAGAAGGGCTGCCCGGAAGCGACCCAGGACATCCACGTCAACCTCAAGAATCGCAACAATGCGATCAAGGAGTACGGCTACGGGCCCCTGAACCCGGAGTCAGAGTCGCGTTCGTTCTGGCAAGCCAAGGCCGACCTCTGGCAGACCACGGTCCGCGAGGCAAAAAAGGCGCGCTGTGGCAACTGTGCCGCGTTCATCCAGACGCCGCAGATGATTGCGTGCATTGAAAACGGCATTGAGGCGAGCGAAGAGGGTCCGGAGCACGAGAACTACGCCCCAGACGTTGTCGAGGCGGCCAATCTCGGGTACTGTGAGCTCTTCCATTTCAAGTGTGCCGGCGACCGCACCTGTGACGCGTGGCTCGTGGGCGGCCCAATCAAGTAGGATGCGCAGATGGCACTCCTCAGGTTGTTTCTCAAGCCCGGTGTAGACAAGCAAAACACCGAATACGGCGCCGAAGGCGGCTGGATTGACTCGGATTACGTCCGTTTTCGGTACGGGCTGCCCGAAAAAGTGGGCGGCTGGACGTCGTTCGGCGAAACTCCTGTCAATCTGGTTGGCATGCCTAGCGAAGTCTTCGCTTGGAACGACCTTGAGACCTCTCCCTACCTTGCTGTAGGCACCAACAAGAAGCTTTACGTGTTCTATGGCGGCACGTGGGCCGACATCACCCCCATTCGGGACACGAATACGGGCGTGACGTTTGATACGCAGTCTGGTAGCGACCAGGTTACGGTCAACGACAGCGGCCACGGCGCGATCATCGGGGACTTTGTCACCATTTCGGCGACAACCGGAGATCCGGGCGGCATTCCGAATGCAACGCTGAACGGGGAATACGAGGTTATCGGCGTCCCGAACACCAACGAGTACATCATCCAGGCCTCTGTCCAGGCTTCCTCCACGGCAACTGCGGCAGGAACGGCTACGGCGACGTACCAGATCAACACGGGAACCGCGGTCAGCTACGCCGATTTCGGCTGGGGCACGGGAACCTGGGGCCTTGGTTCGTGGGGCACGCCCCGTCCCCCGTCTGCCTCGATCACACTGCTCTCTCGCGTGTGGCAATTCGACACGTATGGCGAGGTTTTGATTGCGCAGCTCGTTGATGGAGGCACCTACGAGTGGTACCCGAGCCTCGGCATCGGCGTACGGGCGACCGCGATCAGCGGAGCGCCGACCAAGAGCAAGTACGCGCTGGTGTCCACGCCTGATCGCCACCTGATTTGCTTTGGCACCGAGAGCATCGTCGGCACCCCCGCTACCCAGGATCCGATGTACGTCCGGTTCTCTGACCAAGAGGACATCACGGACTTTGTCGCAACCGCGACAAACACCGCTGGCGGCCAGCGCCTGACCGACGGTAACTACGTGGTCTCTGCCCTGCGTTCACGCGGTCAGATTTTGATCTGGACGGACACTTCGCTACATGGCATGCAGTACCTGGGGCCGCCGTACACGTTCGGCTTCCAGCAGCTCGGCGCCAACTGCGGCCTCATCGGCCCTCACGCCTCGGCGGATGTGAACGGCGTGGCATATTGGATGAGCAAGGACGCGTTTTTCGTGTTCGACGGTGTCGTCAAGAAGCTTCCCTGTACGGTGCAGGACTACGTTTTCCGCGACATCAACTCCGTCCAGTCGCAAAAAGTGCATGTGGGCATCAACACGCAGTACAACGAGGTCACCTGGTGGTACTGCTCTGAAGGCTCAGGCGACATTGATCGCTACGTGACCTACAACTACCTTGAGAGCGTGTGGTCTATAGGCACGATGCCTCGCACAGCGTGGGCGGACCTCGGTACGTATGCGTATCCGATTGCAACAACCTACGACCCAGCGAGCACCGCGGCTACGATCAGCACGATCAACGGGCTCACTGCAGGCCGGGCGCAGGTCTTTAGCCAGGAGTTTGGCGTAAACGGCAACGGATCTCCGATCCTTGCGTACATCAAGTCAGGCTACTTTGACATTGGCGATGGCGATCAGATGCTGTTCATGAAGCGGTTTATCCCCGACTTCAAAGACCAGCAGGGTAACCTTACGGTGCGGATCCTCCTGCGGCCCTACCCGCAGTCTTCCGCGGTGCCGAGCTCGCTCGATCCGTATGTCATCACCCCGACTACCGACAAGGTGGACACGCGTGCACGCGGGAGACAGGTCGCATTGCAGATCGAGAGCAGTGAAGTGGACACCACCTGGCGATTCGGCACCATGCGTGTCGATGTCCAACCTGACGGCACGCGATGAGCAAGATCAACAACGTCCGTCTGCCTAACGCGGCCCAGCAGGGGTATAGCGCGGAGCAGTTCGATCAGCTCGTACGATCGCTCGAGCAGGTCATTTTCCAGCTTAACAACACCTACACCCCGACCGTCAGCGACGACAAAGCGGGCGCGGGCTCGTGGTTCGCGGGCGGTTCTGCTGCAGGCGGTGGTTTTGCGGGCGGGGTTCGTGGCTTTCAATTAAGCAACGGCATCATCCTGCCGCACGCGATGTTGATGTCGGATCAGGATCAAGACCTTACCAGTATTACCACCGAAGAACTCATTACCTACAACTCTACCCCCATCGCTAACGGGGTTCGCGTGGTAGACAACACCAAGATTTACGTTCCCTGCTCAGGAAATTACCTCGTTACGCTTCGACTTCAGGTTTCCAACCGTGGTAACGCCACGGAAGAGTTCGAGGTCTGGGCCAAGGACACGGGCGTTAATTACACAGCGAGCCGAACTCGATTTGACATTGCCGCTCGCAAGGACGCCACGACGTGGTCGCACGTTGTGCCGACGGTCACGGGCATTTTCACCGTGAACGATCCCTCTGTGAATTACTTGGAGCTTGCCTGGTGGGCAAGCAGTACTGATGTGTTTATTGAGCACTACGGAACGGACACGAGCCCGGCTCGTCCTGCTATTTCGTCCGTTATCCTGACCATTAACTTCATCTCGGCGATGTGACATGGCAAACAAATACCTACGCCTGTATTTAACACCCAGCGCCGCAACGGAGACGACCATCTATACGGCTCCGGCGGCGAACAATGCTGTGCTGTCTTCGCTTCGGGTAACGAACGACAACGCCAACGTCGCCAACATCAGCGCGGCGGTTTATCCCGCTGGCGGAGCGACGCCATACAAGCTTTTAAAGACGTATGCCCTGCCGACCAACCAGACGATGGACATCTTTTCGGGGGTGCCTTGTGTGCTGATCGCCGGGGATGTGCTCAAGGTCACGGCCAGTGTCGCGGATGTAGACTTTTACCTGTCGTACCTAGAGATTGACCGAACATGACCGGTGGACAACGGTTGACAGCTTGCAGCATAATCGCAGCCACCTTCGCGTCCTTTCCCGGCGCGCGACCCATGCTAGGGTCTTTCTTACAAACCGGAAAGGACCACTATGGAAAATGAAGGCATCATGGGCCTCCCCGAGGGGCAGGCCATGCAAAACCAAGGGGCACCCCCGCAACCGACATACGTCTCAAGCGCAGACTCGTATGATGCTGCACTGACGGCGCTCGGGCTCTCGACCAATGAGCCGGCACAGGCGGAAGCCGTTCGCCAGGCGGTGCGCGAGAGCGTTGACGAACTCGATTTGAGCCCGGCGGAGATGGACTCTCTGCTGGAAGTTCTCGAGTACATGTCGCAGAACCCCGAGGAGTACCCCCAGGTCCGCCAGCGCCTGATTGACTCGGGGATGATGGACGAGGACGACCTGCCGGAAGCCTATGACCCGGCGTTCCTCGGCATTGCCATCATGGCACTGAACGAAGCGATGGCCATGCAGGCCCAGGGCGCGGCAGAGCCGATGGAGATGAGCCCGGCGATGCCGGAAATGGGGCCGATGCGCTTTGCCGAGGGCGGTCTTGTCGACGTTGCCCAGTACCTTGCCTCTAAGGGTCGCAACGGCGACTCCATCCTGGCCCATATCACGCCTGCCGAGGCGCGATTACTCAAGTCAATGGGCGGATCGGGAACGATCAACCCGCAGACGGGCCTGCCTGAGTTCTTCTTGAAGAAGCTGTTCAAGGGCGTCAAGAAGGCGGTTAAGAAGGTCCTCAAGAACCCTATCGTTCGGATCGTCGCCACCGTCGCCCTTGCCACGGTCCTTGGTCCGGCAGGCGCGGCTGTTGTGGGCTCGAAGGCCGCGGCGGCAGCTCTTGCCAGCGGTGCAGTGACCGCGGCTTCTGGCGGTAAGCTCAAAGACGTTCTCGTTGCCTCGGCAACCGGTTACTTTGGTGCTGGCGGCACGGTTGGCAGGATCAACCCTGCTTCCGCGGTCGCGTCAGGGGTCGGACAGTTTGTTCCAGGTGGAGCAACAGGAGCCGTTGCTCAGGGCATCGGCGCGGGGGCTGTTGGCACGGGCCTTGGGCTTTTGTCCGGAATGCGCCCAGAAGAGGCCCTCAAGGCCGGGGCGATGCAGGGCGTAATCGCCGGCGGTACGCAAGCCGCGCAAAACTACTTGGGGAATCGTGCGCTTCAGGAAGTTGAGGTCACCGGGAAAAAAGTACCGGTTCCCGGAGCTCCCGCCCCGTCGCCCACGGCCCCAAATGCACAGGCCACGGCGGGCGGCGCAGAGGAGTTGATTACCCGGCATGATGGAAAGTCGCATTTCCCTGGACCGGCGCAAGGCGCTGCTCCTGCGACGCCAGGTCCGGCTACTTCCGCAATCGAGTACAGGCCCCCCGGTACGACCTACGCCGCCGACCTCGCGGCCGGACGCTTTGTTCCGGACACGCAGGTCGCTACGGCGATGCCGACCACTGCTGCTCCGAGCACTTTTGGAGAGCGCGTCGGAGAGTTCTTCAGCAAGCCCTCGGTGGGCGCGTTCAAAGACGCGTTCCTGATCAACCCGAACGAAGATCCGGGCAAGCTGGCGCGTTACGTGCCGGGCGTCGCTACCGCACTTGCGGTGACCGGGGCTACGGGGGGATTC